TAATTGAAAAATCATTTAAATTTTTAAAGGTATGTTTAAAATTATCTATGTTTAAAAACTTGTATATTTTATTAATTTCATTAGCCGTGTTTTTTATTAAATCTAAGTAATTAATTATTATATAATCTTCTTTTTCTTTAATTATGTTTTTTATACTCCACAATGATTTGCCAATCATACCATCTTCTCCCATTAAATATTTACATTTTTCTTCAATATTCTCTGGTTTTTCTATTTTTATAAATGATGCAAGACATTCTAATACTGGTCTATAAAGTATTATAAATTTTGGTTTTTTAATTATTGATTTTAATAATTTTAGATTATAAGGAGTTCCCCATACACTTCTGTCTATAATAAATTTAGCTTTCCAATTTTTATAATAATTATTAAATACATTTTTAATTACATCATCTAAAGAAACGTGATCCGGGAAATTTTTAAATGTTATGTCTTCTTTTAATTCGTTTAATCTATATAATATGTCACAAACTATACTATTAGCTGTTACATTTACTTTTTTATTTTGATTTATTAAAGCACCCAATATAGTATTTCCTGATCTAGGCATGCCTGATAAAAAGTATATTTTTTTCATTATCTAAATGGATATCCAAGGTTCCAAATCACCAATGAATATCTTGTTCCTTTCGTTACTGGTTTAACTCTATGCCAAACATGAGATGGAAATACTACAACTGAACCACGTGGAGCAATTTCAGCACACTTTCTCACAGTTGGTTTATCAGGATCCATGTTTCTAAAATCAAATTCTAATTCTCCACCTTCATAATCTTTAGGATCAGATAGTGAACATGTAACTGATAATTTTCTAATTTTCCCATGTGTGTCTTTATTATCTGGATTTGCATATGGAGCTTCCCAAGAATCACAATGCCAATCATAAAATTGATTTAATTTATATTTTGTAAATTGACAAGCTTCAGAAAAATCCCAATCAAAATTCCAGCCTGCTAATCTATTTGCTTGATGTATGAATGGTTGTATTTCTTTATAAATCCAACGCTCTGATAACCATACAATATTTGAATCTCTTTTCTTTTTTAAATCTTTTAAATCTTCATCAGATAAAGGTTTACCTTCATTGATTTTATTTGTTTGACCACCTGTCAATGCAAGTTGCTCTTGTTGTGCAATTCCATATTTAACTAACTCATCACAAAATCTAGGTGTGAGTGCACTTTGGAAATAATAATAATAATTCTGTAGATTCATTCTACTTTAATTATATTACTTTTTAAAATAAAAGTAAAGACTATTTATCCATTAATCCAAGATAAAGAAGTAGAATCCCATATAAATTTATTATTTTCTTTATCTGAACCAATCCATTTTTGTTCCTCTTCATTCCAAGAAATAACATACTCTATATTATCTCCATAAGTTGTAATGCTAGGATATGTAATAGGTGCTTGCCAGTCGTCATTAGCGTCTAGCGACCAAGATGCAAAAGGTTGTGGCATAATAAATTTATCTTTTATTGAATCATAAAAATAACCAACCTTACCGAACTGTTTTCTAAAATTATTATTATAAGAAGTTTGAACCCATTTTACGCCATTACTTGAAAATAAATTATATGTTCCAAAATAATTAGCAGCTTGTTCTGATTGCTCACCTCCATTATTTAAAATATCTTGATTACAGGCAGTAAGCACCCTTATAACTATATTACTTGAATTTAGTTCTGCAAAATGTGCCATATTTTTAAGTAAATGTTACTGTTCCTGGAACAGTGCATGTTATTATTGTTGCAGCTCCATCAGGCGCTGGACTTGTTGTTTTAGTGTTAGTTCCTGGAGATACTGAAAATCTTGTTCCACTTGCTCCTGGAGCTCTAATAATAATAATACCTGATCCACCTGAAGATCCAGGACTTGCAGGAGTTGCTCCATATCTACCTCCACCACCTCCTCCAGTATTAACTGTTCCTGGATTACCTGGAGATGCACCTGGAGGCCCTAATCCTGGACCACCTCCACCGCTCCCCCCAGCAAAAAGTCCATTTCCACCTCCTGCACCGCCACCAGCTCTTGTAACTGAAGAACCTGTTATAGAATTTGCTACACCATTACCACCTGCTGCTCCTCTTGCAGTAGGAGACAGAACAGCATCACCCCCCGCTGCTCCTGCCCCACCACCTCCTGCTGGAAATTGATTATTACCACTTCCTAAAGAATTACCACCTGGATTACCTTGTGATGGACTTACTGGAGGTGTATTTCCTGTTCCTCCAGTATTCAAAGGGCCATGCCTAGCACCTCCACCTGAACCGCCTGGTCCACCGGCAGTAGTATCAGGGAAACCTCCAGCGCCAAGGCCTCCTCTTGCAGATGTAATTGTAGAAAATGTTGAATCAGTTGCCGCTCCACCTACTGTTACTGGTGTTGTTGAACCTGCAGTTAATGTTATTTTTGTACCACCTGGAAAAGATGTTCTATGTCCTCCTGCTCCGCCACCTCCACTTTTTGCGTTACCACCTCCAGCTACTACTAAATAATCTACATCAACAGGAGAAACATCAACTGAAGCTCCAGCTGTAAAACCAAATCCTTTTGCTGAAGCGGCTCCACGTGTTGATTTTAAAGGCATTCTTTCTTCTCCTTATTTAAATTGTGTTTGCGATGCTAATACTGTGTAAGTTGATGCTGCTGTTTTTATCGCTGTATAAACGTAAACATCTGTAGATGAAGCGTTTCCAGCAGTTGGTGCTGTTCCACCTTGCCAAATTGCTGTAACAGTAGTTCCATCAACTTGAATTACGTTGTTATAATATGTTGTGTTATCGTTTTTAACTAATAGAGCAACAGTCACTGATTCACCAGTAGCTAGAGAAGCGTTTAATGCATTAGATGCATCTCCTCTTAAATTAACTGTAAAGTTAGCACCATTTGCTACATTTGAAAAATAAACAGCTTGTGTATTAGTGTTATAATTTAAAGTTGTTTGAAAAGTTGTAGTAATTGTTACACCTTCAGCAACGCCAAATATTTTAGCATTACCATTTGCAGTAACTCTTCCAATACCTTTTGGAGTTAAAGTTAGTCCAATATTTGTATCTCCACCAGTTGCAGAAATTGTTGGATTAGCTGATGCTGCAGCGTTTGCTATTGTAATTTCATTTGTAGCTGATGCAGTTGTTGTAAATTTAATTTGTTCATTAGAGTTTTCATCAATAATTCCGTATGTAGAATCAATGATAATATTTTTTGCATTAGTATCTAAGTTTGCAGATAATTGTGGAGCATAGTCACTTGATAATTTTTGAAGTGAAGAATCTACAACATCTGTTCCATTAGAATAAACTAATTTAATTCCTTTATCATCTGTTGCAAATGTTGGTCCTGTTCCTGAAGTTGTTTTAATTTGAACAGTGTATGCACCAGTTGTATTATTTTTTACTAAATATGTTTTTTCAATTCCATCTGGAATAATAACACTCACATTACCAGTAATTGTACCAGTAAGTTCTATAACTGCATTTTTACCATCTGATAATGCACCGTTTGTAAATGTAAGAGTTGCACCTGTTGTAGCATTAAGAGCTACTGTTTGATAACCAGCAATGGCTTGTTGTAAAATAACTAAATTTGAGTTTGTAATATCTCCCCATTGTCCGGCGTTTTCGCCTGTGACCATGAGTTCTAGTTTTAGATCCGTAGAAAAACTTGACATATTAATTCCTTATTTTAGAGTTTTCATGCAGCTGTGTTAATCTCCGTCCAAGTTGCAGGAGTTCCTGTATTAACCACTGTCCAAATTTGATTATTAATACTATTTTGAGTTATAGTCAATATATTACCTGTTACAGAAACACTAGCATTAGCTACTGGTGTTACACTGTTTAAATTTATACTTAATTGTTGGCCATCTACGTCTACACTAGCCGTTCCAATAATTACGGTTCCAACCGCTAAAGAAGCAGCCATTCCAATACCTGTAACAACTGCATCAGGAGAAGGATCAACTATACCTTCTACAATAGTTAATTGTTGACCTGTTATAACTACGTTAGCATTAGCTACTGGTGTTACACTGTTTAAATTTACGGTTAATTGTTGTCCGGTTACATCTACAGGAGTTAATAACGAAACTGTGACTGAGTTTATATTAGCTGTTAATTGTGTTCCTGTTACATCAACATTAGCATTAGCTATTGGAGTTACACTATTTAATGTAATAGTTGCTTGTTGACCTGTTAAACTTATATTAGCAGTTCCGGTAACAGTTGTGCCAACACCTAAAGCAGCTGTCATTTCAATACCTGTAACCGCTACATCTGGACCAGGATCTACTATTCCTTCTTCAACTGTTAATTGTGTTCCTGTTACAGCAACATCAGCATTAGCTATTGGAGTTACACTATTTAATGTAATAGTTGCTTGTTGACCTGTAACATTAACTGTTGGATTTGAAATTAAATCTATATTTACACTATTTAGTGAAGTGATTAATTCTTGACCTGTAACATTAACTGTTGGATTTGAAATTAAATCTATATTTACACTATTTAATGAAGTGGTTAATTCTTGGCCAGTAACATTAACAAGTGTTGAAAATTCTATATCAATGTTTACATCACCAAGTGTTGATTGAAGTAAATTTCCTGTTACATTTACATTAGCTGCTGCTGTTAAAGAAACACTATTTAAATTTGCACTTAATTGTTGACCAGTTATACTAACATTTGCATTTGCAAAAACTTCAACATCATTAATTTCTAAAAATAATTCTAAATTTGTATTATCAAGTTCAACCGTAACATCAGGTACAATAACGGTTACAGAATTAAGATTAGATTGAAGTAAAAACCCTGTTACATTTACATTAGCATTTGCAGAAACTGTAACTGAATTTAAATTTGTAGTTAATAATTGACCTGTTACATCAACATTAGCATTAGCTAATGGAGTAACTGAATTTAAAGCTGTGGTTAATTGTAGCCCTGTTAAGGAAACACTACTATCAATTAAGATAGTTACTTGACCTTCTGTTATAGTCTCTAAAGGTTCTGTAACTGGAACTTGAACGTTACCATCTGCTTCAATTCCGGCAACGCCTTCTATAGATTTTATTAACTCTTCACCAGTTACAAGAACTGTTGGGTTTTGAGTTGCAACTATAGTTACACTGTTAAGTGCGCATGTAAGTTGTTGACCTGTAACTAAGACCGGGACGTTTTCATTCCACGCGCCTTCTCCCCAGGCGCCTCTACCCCAACCGTCAACAATAGCCATGTCGAACTCCTAAATTATCCGGAGATTCTTAAAATAGCTGCTGATGTTGTATCTGCTGGGAATTGAACTGTGAATGTTCCAGCCGTTGCAGTTTTATCTCCACCAAAATCTAATACACAAACTACTGCATTTGCATTTGATGTATTATAAATCAAAGCTCCTGCTGCAGTTAAAGTAACTCCTGTAAAAGATATGTCTGCAAAATCTATAAATGCAACTCCTGAAGAAACTAA